GTCCGTGCCGTTGGCAGGCGTCGGCATCAGGTCGTACCATGTGCTGCCACCGTGACTCAGCCGCTCGTAGCGAGCGGTTGCGTCACCGGTGGGTACAGGCTGCAAGAGAAAAGGGTTCACTTCTTCTTCTTAGGGGCAGCCTTCTTCTTAGCTGCTGGCTTCTTAACTGGCTCTGGATCAGGTGTGCTAACAACAACGCGTCGCGCATCTGGTCCAACATATTTAATTTCGCTGGGCATTTTTCTGCCTTTCTTTTTCTAGGCGCTGCTGAAAGGTAGCAGCTCGCCTTCGTGATTCTTTAGTAATGTCAAGCCGTCTTTGTTTCAAGTCTTCCTGGCTCTTGCGAATAGATGCAGGACTTCTTTTTTGCACGGGTTTACCATCAATAATCAGATTCGGAATGTATCCTTTGTCCCCGCTAATCAGCTTACCCATTTGATTCATGAGCTTACGACGCTTTGCTTTATGAGCGTCAATAGCACGGGTGAAGTGATCGAAGTCCTTCTTTGCTAATTCCATTTCATGCTCAGAAGAAGCCGTTGCCATTTTGTTTTCCGAGTATCTCTTAACTGAATCCTCAAACCCCTTATAGAAATCCTTAAACCAATGAGGGTCTTTATACTTGTGAGAGCCGTCAGGACCAATAACACGCGGCGCTTCAATGGGCATCTCTCGGAAATAAACCTGAGTAATAGCGTCAAGAGTATGATCAGCCATGAACTTGATCTGCTGCTCTCGCGGCCAGGCACTAAAGTTTCTTCCTATCTTTTTCTCTTGCTGCATAATCAAGTTGCGGAAAGCGGACAGCCCACTCTTAGGGGCAATCATTCCTGTGCGCGGTGCTACCGCTTTTAGGATCTGCATCGTGTCAACACCCATGGGAAGAACAATGGCAGCAAGATCTGCCATCAGTTCTTGTGTTGGGTTCTCTATATCTTGACCGTACTTTTTACCTGTTTGGAATTTCGTAAAGATCTCCATCATTGGAGAGCCGCTTAAGAATCCAAGAGCCAGAATATCCTTAGGGCGCAATGCTTGTTTCTGATCAATGTCCATAAGCATTCTTTGTTTGATCTTAAGTGAGTTGTTCAGGATCTTTTGATGACCACGACTCAGAGAGTTCAGGTATTTGTTTGAGTACTCAATTGGTTTAGACTCTTCTAATGATAAAGGGTTAGAGCCACCTAGCCCAATGAATGAGCGGATGCCTCTTCCTGCATACAAAGACATGTAAGCCATCTGGCTCCAGAAGAGTTCACTCTGAGACATCGCATTAAAATTGTTTGCACCATATGCTTTAATCCAACCAGCTTTATCGGACGGCTCAAACAAAGCTAGGGGATCAGGGCCTACCTGCAAGCCGTGACGCAAAGCCCTTCTTACAGCTTCACCCCAATATTCTTTGCCTTGATAGAACTGTTGCGCAGCCTGTTGTACCATCGCTGTTTTGCGGATGGCTCTTCCTGCTTCAGCCGCAGCCCAAAGAGCATTAACTTTCATGTTATTGGTCTTGAACATCGGGGTCCGAGTGTTGCCAAACAAAGTATTTGAAACGATCCCTGGCTTACCCGGAAGATCAAGCATCAAGTAAGCGAAGCTCATAAAAGGGCTAGCCAAGAATAGGAGGGGGTTCATCCCTTTACCAGACAAGCCTGCTCGAGCATTCCTAATAAACCGAGGAACCAGATTGTAATCAGGAATCAGATAGTCTGTCTTGATCTTAGCCGCTTGCGACATAAGCTCATCAACCTTGCCCTTGCTTACGACTTTCTTACCCCGTGTCCAATGAAGCTTCCCGTCAATATTCTTCCGAACAAGCCTGGTTACTCTGTTCTTCCCGGTCACTAGATCAATATAGTCACCATCCTTAAGCTGGTTCATATAGTTATCTAGGTCAATAAAGTGCCGGGTAAACTCAGCTGTCTTAGGATAGGAATCCTCCATTGCATAAAGAGCCTTACGAGCACGCTCGAGATTCCTAGGGCCCTTGTCCATGAACTTAGATATTGCTGATATAACCTTAGGTGGAACATTTAGCCTCTGGGCAAATTCAATGATTTGGGTCGGAGCATAACCTGCCTCGATCAATGTCCCTATCTCAACCTCGGAAAAGGTTGTCTTAATAAAGCGATTCCTTTTTGCTTGAGCGAAAGCGCGTCCTAGTTGTGGGTTACTCTCCGTGAACTTCTTAGGGTTGCTGTTGAATCTCCATGTACCCCAAACAGTGCCCGCTACCCTGGCAGCAATAGCTGCTGGTGTTTCGCCGGTATTCAAGCCGATGTTAATCGTATGGCTTCCTGTGTTGCCCAGATTCGTTTTCGCTCTCATGATTGTATAAGATGTCTTTGTTCGGCCAAACAGCCAGCCAAAGAAGGTCTCTCTGTATTGCTCTGCTGCCTGCTTAAACCAAATACGATCAGACATCTGAGCATGCCAATCAGGATGGACATACACATCATACATAAAGTCATTAGAGAACTCAGCCGGGTCTGCATCCTTTGTGCTCTTTGAGCTTTCCTCGAGAGCCTGCTTCATCTCTTCAGGTAAAGCATCCTCAAGGATGTTCATCATATTATTCTTCTGACCCTTTTCAGTGAGGCGCTTGTACTTCCTTAGGCTGTCAAGCCAGCGACCAACTACTGAATCAGCATTGACAGTCCAGGTTCCGTCTTCTGATTTTTCTCCGACGTACTGTTTGATCTCTTCATCGGTAAGCTTTCTTTTGTTCGGAAGATTCTGCTCAAGAGCATCAACAAATGCCTGGGGATCTGATGCCGCGCCTCGAACATTCTTTGAATCAGAGCCGTCAATAAGTTCTACTGGCGACACCTTAACCACGGTGCCATCTTCGTTGACTACTCGATTGGGCAACCCAAGAGGCTCGGCCTCTCTTGCAACCAAATGAGAAGAGGCTAAGCGTGATAGGTTTACTGTCGCTGTAGATGTCGAACCAGCACCACGCCTCTGAAGGTCCATAATGATAGCTCTGCCAATAGATCTTCCCTTTGCTACACCAGCGATGTTCCTGTTTATTTGAGATAACGCCTCGCCAGCGATAGTATCCATCAGCTTAGCGTTGTCGGCTATCTCAGCAATGGCACTGTCGATTGATTTGTCGACATTGAATTCGCCGAGAACTTTTTCTTTCTCACCCAGAATGCGTATCTTTCCAGGAACCTTTCTCAGGATAGCGGCCCCATCTAGCAATTTGTTCTTTGCTTCTTTCGATAGCCATGCAGCAGGATTATCTGAGCCGACAAACGGAACAGTAAACTTCTGAAGGTAATGATCAATTGCCTCGATTAAAGCTTCTCGGTTCTTTTTGTTTTTAGCTCCAGCAAAACTGCCTGGCAGTTCGTCGGTTATTCTGCTCACGAGCTTATTGCGAACAGCAAACCTTAGAGAGTTAGAAGCAAGCAGGGATCTCCCGTTGCCCAGGATCTCAAATACACCAGCCTTCCAGGCATTAACTTCTCTCTCGCTAAGACCTATCTTCGATGGGAGGCTGAACTTCTGAACAAGCCTTCTGATCGCTGACCATGCTCGAGCACTCATAACCGGTGCTTTGATTTCAACCGTTGGTAGCGGCTTCTTCTTCGGAGCATCATCACCCTTGGGTGGTTTGCCCGGAGGTTTGGGTGGCCCCTGTGGCGGCCCTTCAGGGGCCGCAGCAGGGGCAGATCTCCGAGCTTTAAGCTCTCGAACAAAAGCCTCTTCAGCTACTCTTGCTTCTGCTGCATCTACAAGCATGTCTATAATTTGCTGCTTGCCAGGCTCCGTCTTCATGTTTCTTAGCGCACCAGACGGATCATTCTTTAGCTTAAAGTTATAGTCTCTCGCCTGCCTGACAACATCGGGAAACTCTTGCCTTAATGCCTCTAACGATTTCGATTCTAAATCTTTTTTGAAGGCTTCGATCTTTGGGTCCAGAACCCTACTCGGCAACACATTCGTCGGAGTGCCTTCAGGTGTCGGAGTCGTAGAGGTTGCCTGTGCAGCAAACTGCTCCTCAAGAGTTGGCGCTCTCACTTCAGCGGGCTCAGGTACAGGAGCCCTTTGGGCAGCCTCTTGCCTCACCTCGGCAGCGGTCTCAGGCTTAGGCGCTGGAGGTTTAGTAAACTTATCGCCAGCAGCTTTTACTCTTTCCTTAGCTGCTTCAAGCGCTTTGCCCTCTTGGTAATGAGCCTCTTCTTTTCCTTTGGGGATCTCATCAAAAGGGGTAGTCTTCCATTTAGACTCAGCAATTAATTTTACATCTTTGTTATAATCTTTAGCTGTATATGATTTAGCTGATTCAGGCTTAGGTGCTGGAGGTTTGGGCGCTGATTGTCGTGCTTTGTGCTCCTTCAAGGAGCGCAGGGAAGTCAGGAGCGCAGGGAAAGTTTTTGCCCAAAACTTATCCCTGACAGGGTGAGTAATCTCCCCTGAGCTATCCAGAGCTTTTCTAAAATCTGGAACCTGATCGTACTTTGCTTCAAGTATTTCAGCCATAAGAGCCCGGTTTGTTTCTTTGTTTACCGGGGCTCCCCGCCCTTTTGATTTAGCCTGTGGGCCAGTAAGCTTCTCGTAACCAGGAACATACTCACCAGATTTGTACGCCTGATATGCACCCTCTGCTGTATTGAATGTCTTCCCTCGGAATTCGAACGGGTAAAAATAAAGGTTACTGAGTTCCTTATTGTATCCTTGGCCATAATGAACCCTTGTCTCTGTAGGCTCTGGCCACTGATAGGGCTTAGATTCCGGGAATAAGGTACCTCTAGCATTTAAAGAATCAACCGCATCGTTAATGCGGTCTTCCATTTTTTGGCGGTGCTCGAAACGCTGTGCTTTGTTTGCAAACTCTTTGATGCTCTCGTTCGGAGCATTCTTCCCTACCTCAATTGTTTCAATATCATTGTTAAGGGGCTTGGTTTGGCGAACTTCCTGAATCTGCTCAGGGGTTATATCAACAGTAACACCGGCATTCTGGAATTCTTGATTAGGAGCTGAAACCTCTTTCCTCGCTTCGATGTTCCGACGCAGGGCAAACACCTCATTAGCTGTTAAGCCTTTGTCATTGAGGCCCCTGCTTATCTCATCCAGTTTGCTAAAGGGGATCTCTCGGTCCATTGGACCAAGCTCTTCAAGAACCTTTCTCGCCTTTGGTGACACCTGGCGCTGAGGCTTCCCGCTGAAAGACTCTGCCGCTATCGCATTCATTGTCTTGTTAAGCTGGGTAAAGGGAGTAAGAGCAATGTTCATCTCAAGATTCGCAACACCCTCCTCAACACGGGCGATCACGCTCTTGAAGACATCCGCAACGGTAGGCTCCGTTTTAATTAGTGTGACATGAGGGTTATCTCGCTTAAAGTTCTCGACTCTATTGCGACGAAGAATCTCTACCTCACCGAAGTAGGAAGACTTAACCCACTTGTTTAAGCCTCGAGTAAAGCCCCCCTCAACAGCGCCCTTCTTGCCTTTTGCTGCTGCATCGAGATCTGCCTTAAGTTCCTTTAGCTCGTCTCTGGATCTCTCAAGAATCTCATTTGCTTTTTCCGCTAGGGCATCAGGATCTTTTATCCCTCTTAGCTCTCTATCGTAACGAGAAAAGACAGTCCCGATCTCATCGTTAATCTTAGCCATAAGAGGACGCGCTGCCTCACCAGCAACGGCTGTCTCTGTTACCTCTCCTCTCTTGCCCGCCTCAATCTCATCAATAAGGTTTGTATAACGATAGCCTTCAACTTGAGATCCTAAACTCTGATAGGGTTTGCCATCCCTTCTCTTCATCGCGCTGTTTTTAGGATTAGGCTGAATTACATTCAGGATTTTCCTTACAAGATTCAGGGGCAGACCAGAAGCGATAGCATCTCGAGCAATCCTCTGGAGAACTCGTCGCTGATTCCACTGTCCTTTTCTTAATCCGGCTACTGATTCTTTCGCCTGATTAAGCAAGGCCCAGAATTTCTGAGCCTTGTGCCCAGCCTTAATATCGTTCGTAACCAGATGAAGAACGCGACCATTTTTGCCCAGAGCTTTGATCAGTTTCGCTTTGCTGTTTCTTTCCTTGTAGGGGAGATTCATAACCTCAGGCATCTGAGTACTTGCAAAGTCTTTAAGCTCTTTGAAACTTAGGCTTTCTAGCGACGGAGCAACGGAGTTCTTCTCAATCTCTAGCAGGTCTGCCTTTGATAATGAGTCAAGCGAATTGGCCGCCTTAAGCTCAGCCTCTCTTTTCTCCTGGCGCTCTTTGCTAGCGTGCTTCTCTCTCGATTTTTCATCGGTAGATAATTGCTTTTTCCGCTCCTTTTCAAACTGATACGCCTCAGCTATTTGCCTGGTCTCCTCAGGAGAGCGCTGCATTGTATCCTGCATCTTTGCTGTTGCAGCTTTTGGCTTGCCTGCGCCTGTAAGTTCCCCTTCGCCAGTATAGACCATTGCCTTTCTGCCAGGCTCAAGGTCTGCATCTCTTTCTCTAATCTGATCGCCCTGAAGTGGTCTTCTTACTGCTCCACTTTTTCCTTGGAACCCTTCGTCCTGAGAGACGCGCCTGAAAAGCTTGGAGCCTTCAATCAATTCACCCTTAGGGGTGATTGATTGAAGGACCGAGTCAAGGCCCTCACCTTTAAGCAGGAGCTTCTTGTACCGCTTCTGAAGCCTCGAGAAAGTATCTGTTTGAGCCCGGCTGATCTTTACTTCTTTTACCTGAGCAACTGCATCGGCAATGTTATCTCTAACGAAGATGTCTTCTTCTGCCTTGTTGATCAGATCCCTAATTGTAGACTGCTCTAGGTCAGAGTTCTTGATGCTTTCAATAAGACCAGGAGGAGGCTCTTGATCAAATTGCTTATAGGCTTTTCTGATCCCCTCAATGTTATCGTTGAGGTTTTCAATCCGAGCAGCCCTCTGGGCATGATCGGGCGTGACAACAATAACTTCATCTACTTTGCTGCCTATACCAATATCAATTGCATAAGCACCTTCGGTCAAAGGCTCATCTGATGGCGGTCTTACTGGCTCTGGTTTGCCGGCAGCCTGCCAATTGCGCATTGCTTTATCGAGAGCCTTTTTGTTCTTCTTTGTTTTGTTTTTGTTGTAGCGATCTTTCGCTTCCTGGAGTTCTCTCCAGGTGGGAATCGTTGCCTGACCCCGACGAGTAGGCGCACCAGTAAAAGGAAGAGGGTTTCTTTCTTTTGGTGTCGGTACTTTTTCTCCGCGTCTTAGTAGCTCTTTCCGTGCTGCTACTAGCTCTTCTCTAAAAAGCTTACGAACACCGGGCGGATTACCATCGTAATCAGCCATCGCTTCATAGTTTTCAATTTTTTCTAAGATCTCATTAACAGGGGTATCTTTGTAGTCTCCCCTCATTTGACCTTTATAGCCCTCAGGTTTAGCAGCTTCTGTTCGTGCTTTGTCTTCTTCTTTCCATCGGGCCTCTGGTAGCTCGTCATCTCCTCTTAGCTCGCTTCGAGCTTGCTCAGTGTCAGGCTTAGGAGTAGGCCGAGGAGCAGCAGTAGTTTCAGTATCAGTGACGACATCCGGGACTTGAACGTCTCTAGCTTCGCGCTGGCCAACAATGATTTCAGCATCTTTTTCTTGTTCTTTTGCTTTGACTGGATCGATTTCAACTTCTCGATCTCTTTGTCTCTGCGCAAACTCATCATCAGGCTTTTTCCCGTACTCATCACGAAGAACATCTGTCATCTGAGCCAGGATCTCATCAACACGTTTAGGGTTCTCTGCTGCCTCTCTCGCTTTCTCGAGAAGCTCCCTGTTTGCAAAGCCCTCTTCCGTTGACCAAGCTTCTTCAATCTTCTTAAAGACAGATGCTTCTATTTGTGGATTGCCCCTAAGGAAATTCCTGAGTTGGCCAACAAGAGGAAGCGCCATGATCTCAGGTATCCCAAGGAGGCTTGCCTTGAGATACCACATGGCAATGTTGCCCAGTGCCTCTCGCTTGGTATAGCTAACAAGCTGACCCGGTAATGGTTTCTCGATTAACGAGGCAAGCCCATCAGCACCAGCTTTCGCATAGGCTTCTTCAATAGCATTAGCGCCCTTTTGGACACCGCCTGGCTCTCTTCTCTTAGGTCTGAATTTCTCATTGGCCTTGCGAACACTTTCGGGAATCGCCTGAACAGCAGACTGATAACCACTCTGGAGTGCTGCTAGTTTACCTGATGGGTTCTTAGAGACGTGTTCTCTGATTGCGCCCATCATTGCTGGGGACAGCCTGCCCCCAAGAAACTTTACAATTAATGGAGCCGTTAAAAGAACAGGGATCGAAGGCTTGTATTTCATTGTCTTTACGGGGGCTGTTCCCATTCCCGTAATCATACCGATCAAACCCTGAGTACCAAATAACTCCCCATAGTATTCAGCGGTACCCATGGCATCCTCACCCATCGACTCCATCGTTCTAGCATCTACAATGGGCTGGCCTTGTCCGATGGCTGCCTTTGCAGCAGCAATGATTCCTTCCCTCAAAATCTTTGCTTCGTGCCCAAAGATAATATCTTCCCATTCAAGCGGAGGTTTGCCCTCGCTTATGAGCTTGGCATTTAATGCCTCCATATCTTCAATGGCTTCTCTAAACTCAACATGACTCCGAACCATTGGAGATTCCATGCTGTAGTAGAAATCAGATTGGCGATCAGCGACACCAACATAAGCCTGACGATATGCATTGAACTTCGATTTAATTGACTGAGCTTCTTCTGGGGGCAGGTGTTTAGCATCTAATAATGCTTGCTCAATAAACCCAGGGCGACCATCTTCCCTCTTTGCCATAAGGGCAGCGTAATAAGGATTGTCACCGGGCCTCGAGTTCTCAGTTCCTCGAAGACCCTGATCAAGAGGTGTGTATGAAATTTCATCTGAGTCTTTAGCTCGCTCACTAAAGATTCCTGGATACTCTGACTTAGCTATGCGCTCCGGTCTCGGGACACGCATGTTATCCAGATGATCATCTCTTTGCCTCTTGAGTTCATCTATATCCTTTTGTGTCCAGCCATTATCGAGGAGATAACGATCACCCAAAGCTTCAACCTCGTTGGTCCTCATCTTCTCTTTGAGTAACTCTACTTCCTCATCCTTCGCCCACTGTCTTCTTTTTCGGCGAAGCCATGCAGGAATAAACCCAACAAGAGGGGCGGCTGCACCCAGAAAAGCGCCAGTCGAAGCAACACCAGTAACCAGTTCTTTTACTAGTGGCTTAGTATCTTCATCAAACTCAAGTAATCCTGGATCAGCCACTATTGAAACCGTCCCTGAGTTGCAGCCGTTTTAACTTTGTTGAAGGTGGAAGCATCATTATTTGCCATTAGTGTTTTCGTTGCCCACCTTTTGAACTTCCTGATTTTAGCTCTGCCCTCTTTGGTCCTTCTGTTAAAGGATGTCGCGGGAAGTCTCCCCATTAAGCTTCTGACCTGCTTTGCTACCTTACTTCTTCGTCGATCAAGCTTCTCCATCTTGTTTGCTTCAGCAGTCCGAGCTTTGCGCTCGGCTGCTGAACCAGTGGAGCGCTCTTGTTCAACGGGTGAAACAGGTCGAGCTCTTGTGGCAGCCAGCCTGCGATTCTGTTGAGCCAGTCTTTGCTCTTTTGTTTGGGTATCACCCTCAAGATCGAGATTGATCTTTCTTCTTCTTCTTCTCGCTCTGCGCTGCTTCTTTCGCTTCTTCTCTTCTTCAAGCTGCCTTTTGCTTTTTGTTCCTGGGTCGTAATCTTTTAGTGCGGCAGCTTCCTCGGCACTTCCTGGAGGATGCTTGCGTTTGCGGCGAGCAACAGGCTTGCGCGGAGGATCGACCTCCACCTCTTCTTTCTTTTCTTCGGCCTCTTTCGCCTTTGCTCTCGCCTTCCTCATCAGATCCCCAAGGCTTCCAACTACTTTCCCTAGAGTGCTTTGTTGTTCTATGTCGTTAGAGACAGCATCAGATTCATCTTCTTCGATCTCACCCGTGCCCCCTCCTCCAGAAGCTCCTCCACCGCCCGCTGCTTCTGTGGGCATGCCGAGTGAGAAGTTTTTCCACTGCATCCGCTTTACGAAGGCGGGATCGTTAAGAGCATTCAGCATGTCATCTATGCTGCGGCCGGAAGCCATGACGACAGAAAAGGGATCGCTGACCTGCATTTGAAACAGTTGGTCATTTACGTTTGCATAGTTAGAGCGCTGTAAAGCGGCTCCACTGTTAGCACGGGCTCGACGCACAAGCTCCAGAAGAAGTGGAAAGTTTTTGTGCTTAGAAGCATTCATTACTTGCTGGTAACCGAGAATGCGCTCCTGCAAAACAAAGGCTGCCTCTTCCGGCCCAAGCTTCATGCGTGCCTTTTGTTTATCAGTTGGCTGCAAGGCTAAAGTGCCTGGCTTGATCGTTGTCCCCACAACATCATTTGTAGATAACGGTGCCACGAAGTTCGTGTCATTAGGGTTAGCCCTTAGCGCGCTTGCTGCATTGATATAGTTAGCAGATTGGCTCTTATGCATAGCATCGAATAACGGCTTCGGCTTCTTCACCAGCTTAGGAGCCGGGCCCCCACGCACAGTAGCACGCTGTGGCTTACGGCCCGGGAATAAACGCTTAAGATTTTGAGTGATAGCAGCTTGCCCTTGACCAGCAGCCTGACCACTAAGAGTAGCAGCCCTCATTCTGTCATAGGCAGCTAGAGATTCATCAGTAGCCTCTTTGCGCTGGGCCATCGTCTCTGCACCAGCAGCAAGCTCGTAACCTCGAGCGGCTGACTGCTGAGCAAGAGCTTGCTCTTCAATAGCTTCTGCTCGAGCAAGAGCGGCCTGCCTTCGCCTATGCTCGATCTCAGAAGCATCATGGCCAAAGAGGCTGCCAGCACCAGCAACAAGACGATCGAGAGGCCCACCGGCTCGCTCTTGGAGGGTTGCATACTGAGCCATCTGCGCGGGCGTGAGGCCGAGCCTGCCCTTTTGTCGCGCCTTGTATTCTTCTATAGCTGTTCTGGTTTCTGGTCCCATCGTCGCATCAAGTTTACCAGTAGGCGACATTGATTTAGGCAACTCAAAGCCAGCTTCGATAAGCTTTCTTTGGAGCTTGCTGACAACCGGATCTCCTTTTGCTGCCGCTTCTGCTGCCCGAGCAAGCTGAACCATCTCACCTGTAGACTGAACCTCAGAGAGGATCTTGTTTGCAGCCTTCTTCTTTTGAACGGCAGCGTTGATTACCCCGCCAACACTATCGGTTAACTTCCAAGCTGTGGCTACTCCAGAAGGAGAGGTCCACTGATCCGCGGTTCTTTGACCGGGACTTCGTTTGTATTGTGTCTGACGATAGCCTCGACGAAATACTGAATCAGGTACAATCCTAGCCATGATATAATCCTACCAGTCGTTGATCTGCTGATAGCCTTCACCACCCTCTTGAAGATATTTGCGCTCAAGTTCTCTCGCAGCTTCAGGATGTTGAAGTCTCAGTTTAGCAATCTCAGATCGAACAGCGCTGTTCATTGCTTCCTCGTCATCGTAAAGCCAGCCACGATTTTCTGTGATTGCTGTTTCAATAGCAGACTCAGCATCAGCAAGAGCAGCAACGTAGTCCTCTTCTTTTGTTCCTGCTTTTGCGGCATACTCTGCGGCTGATAGCTCTGCTTGCGCTGCGCCTTGCCTCAATCCCAGGCGTCGCTCCTCATCAGCCTGAGCCTGCCTGATGCCAGCCATCTCAGCGTCCATACCAGCTTGCCCTGCTGCCCCGAGGAAGCCACCGCCTGCGGCCATCCGCCCTGTAGGGGCGGCTGCCGCAAGGCCCCGAGCGGCACCATAACGAATATTCCTTTGGCGTTCTGCTGCTGACTCATCAAATCGAGCAAGGCCCTCTTTTGCGCCAGCAACCAGATCTTCCTGGGCAGCTAATCCCCGCTCTCTTTGAGCAGCGCGCTTGCGATAAGCCTCTGACGCCATTCGATCACTTCTTGTGGCAACCATAATTCACCTCAAATTAAATGCTTCTTACCAATGATATAAACCCAATGACCAGGCCAACCAACAATTACCCCATTAATCGTTGACGGATCACCAACATCTGAAATCTTCCATCGAATATCTAATGCCTGCTCACACCCCTCTGTTACAGGAGGAGCAGCAGGAGTTCCAATGTTTGTCCTTGTCTCTGTGCCTGTCTGGCCTTTAGCGGCATAAACAGGGAACCCTTGAGCCTTATAGCCCTGACCGCCTGCACCAACGAGAGGGCAGGAAAGAATATCCCACATATAAGTAAAAGCAGGCTTGCCCACACCGCCGGATGAAAACTGATCCACAAGTTTGGGTGTTAAGTTTGGAGGCTCCCATTTTAAATGCGCCACCTGCTGAACAGAATAATCTTCTGCTCTTATCCCCTGAAGAAGACCAACACCAACTTCATTACTAAATGTAATCTGAGTGGGACGGACACCGGTAGCCGACCGAAGACCATGAGTGTAATTTACAGCAATCAAGACATGATGAATCGTCATTGGATAATGAAGAGGGATAATAGCCCGATCCATTGTCTTTATCCCGCCAACGCCCCAGGCTGACCACGGCAAATCAGACGGTCTAGACCATATGTCGTCAGAAGGATTGCCACCAACAGGGAATGTGTTGTCACAAAACCAACTGCCAAACATGGGCACAGCAATAACTTCATAGCCTGCATCTGATCTGAGGTTTTGCTTATACCGTCTGCTGCCATCTTTGTTATAGCCGCCAGCCAAACCCCGGTCGATGATGCCATCAACAAGAGCAAGGTTTGTATTTACGCCGGCTGCGTTATCCGCAGAGATGACAGCGTTTCCTGCCGGTGTCACAGGACTAACACTTACATTGTTAAAAGCCCCAAGGTGAGAGGGCATGTTTTGAATCGTTGCGCCTATATCGCGAAAGGTTAGCTTGTGCTTCAGCTTCAAGCTTAAGGTCACAGAAAAGAAAGGCTGATTGGCTTTCTCAGGAACAAATTCAATAAGGTAAGATCGGTCATGCCTAAGCTGTACTGAGACACCTGTTTGAACATAGGGGTTTGCCCTGGAAAAAGAATCAAGAAGAGCCACCTCTGGAATGTTGATCTTGTAGATTTCCTTTGAGGCCCTACCTCCGCCAGCGCTCGTTGCATCAATTTCTTTTTCCATGAGATGAAAGGTATAAGCATTTCCCTCAAGCGGAATAATGCTTCCCTCTTCATTAACTGTGTTATCCATTTTCACGCCAAGAAGACGGCCCGCCTCACTTCTCGTATCGTGACTTACCGAGACTTCGATTAACTCATAATCATTGATCTCAGAGTTATCCAAACCAAAGACTTCCTGAAAAGCAGGCAGGATAAAAGGAACAGTGATGGTGCTGTTACGATCATCATCAGTCATCTTTGACATGTGATTCACATAAGGAAAATTAATGTTAACCCTAAAGGTTCCGTATTCCTTATCGTAATCATCCGATTGAACCCCATTGGTCGTAAGAAGCTGGAGAACATTCGTAATAGGCGTAAAGACATGGGAAAAAAGTAGCTTTATCCCCCGTGTCAGGCGAGCGAACTTAGCCATTTACCGACCTCTCTAACAAAGTGAGAGTCATTGTTGGTATGGAATTCTGCCAGGGCTTAATACCCCATGGCTCAGCACCAGACTCAAGAGGCAGGATCAAAGAAAACCTAAGACGGGTAAAGGGAGGAATGGGAATATTTAAATCATCCAGATTCATCGAGATAGAATACTCATGAGTAGGATTCATACCCGTTACGCTTGTGAGTTTAGGCTCCATATCACTGACAAGAGCTAGACCAATAGCCTGAACAGAAAAGAAAGAAGCCTCAGCGACAGATTGGAACTTATGAAAAACAACAGTGTTTTTAAGCTGAAGGTTAGGAAGGAAAGGGTTGTCAGCAGTTACCAGTAAGTGAATATCATTAGAGTAGTTACGAGTTGCTGCATCATAGGCCGCAGAAGCAGAATCATATTTCCAGTCAGTAGTGTACTCATCATCGTAGGTGAGCATGACCAGATCAATTGAGTTTATAATTGCTGGGTCTTGACCGAGGGCAATTGCCGATGTCCAGACACACTGATCATTATAAATAACATCAGGAGTAGCAGGCGGGACAGCCCCCGCATCAACCCATGCCTGATAAAGATCTGTTGGCTTGGTGTATCCATCTTGCCACCACAGGCGATTACCTTTTACTCGAAAGGGATTCTGATTGCCTGCCGCATTGTAGACAGGAAGAAAGGGAGCGTGCCTGTAATTCCCAACAAGAGCTGTAAGACCGACAAGTGTTCCATTTGCACTAGCCGTAGGAGGTAGATACTTAAGAACATATTGAGACTGTAGCCAGCGATTCCTGAACTGACCGTCTTCAATATTGTTACTCCAGTCCTCGAGATCCTGAAGCGCTTTCTCTAAGCGGTCCCCATCAATCGTCGTGCCTTCAGCGAACTGCTCAGAGGTAAAATGACGCAAAGAAACCATTAGATCTCCGGCCCAACAATCGTAACATTGTTATGTGTATGGGTTGTCATGTTAACACCCGAAGTTACATAGACTTCTGTAGCTAGGGCATTAAGACTCTGAACAACAGTGCCAAACCCATCCATTACTCCATCATCTCTGTTTGAGCGAAACACGCAGCCAGTAAACACAGCGCGAGCCAGGGAGTTAACAACAACAAATGCTTTGGTGTTTGCTGCGCCCGTCCCCCTTGACGCATTAAATTTCCGCTCGAAAATACACTGACGAAAGAGAACGCGAATAGGTTTAAAGGCTGTCGCCCCTTCGTGGGGCACCAGCCTCACAAGAACATCTTCATTAGAAGGATCATCTAGTTGCTTGAAGTGGACATTGCTAATGACAGCATGATGACGAATCTCTGCGTATCTATCTACAATGGTACCTGCTTCGCCCTCTAAGATTGTATGGGGCTTTTCTAGCTTGAAGCCATGGTGAGATCCTCGACCTAGAATAAAATTATTTCCTGATGGAGAATTTTCTTTAACGAAAGAGCCAGGAGCAGTGCGAACCACTGAATCGGAAGAGAAAAGATCTCCAATAAAATTATCAACGGCTTCTGTTCCCAATCGGTTTAAAGTGTTCTTATCCTTTTCAAGCGGGCGGAATGAGGCATTGGTCATCGGCCTGTCCTCCGTCTTCCACCTGCGCGCCTAAAGACACCACGAAGGCTCTCAATAGAAAGAGACGAGGCTCTATTCCTAATGAAGCCAAAGACCATGTAGCTAATCGTTTCACCCTTGACGCTATCCGAAACAGCAATTGTATCTGTTTGACCGTCATCAATAAGGTAATCACCTTCGCCAGCAGCAGCGGAGTTACCCCACTTAGGGGTATCCGCTGCGCTTGTACCAAATAAACGACCAACCATATTTCCGGTAACATTCTGAAACCGGCTTCGGATAGTAAGCTTATTCTCTATCTTTGTGATGTCATCGTTGTAGTCAACGATCTGAGTCGTATAACCCTTATTATCTGAGCCCAGAAGGATATTGTAAATACCCCAGACCCAAGTTGGGACAATAAGGGTCGAGCCAATACCAGTACTCTGCATTCTCGCATAGATTCCACGGGCTCTCATTTGAATGCCGGGAGTCGAAATCTGTTTGCTTTTATAGGCCCAATCTACAGCTTGAACCTTAGCATTGGATGTATGTTTATTGTTGGTCCCAACAACCATGCCACACCAAGCTAGTGTTGCTACTGCCGAATCAGTGTTGCCCCCTGAGTCGGTCACGGAATTTGAGATCATAAAAATGCCCAAACCACTTTGCGTCTTTGTTGTCGTGAGAGGAGTAAAGGGCAAAGCGATAAGGGGATTAGGGTTTCTCGGAGTTAGATTAAGGCTTGGTTGATTCACATAGGTAAGAAGAGGAACAGCCGCGCCAGACCAGGTTACAGTAATGTGACCGCCACCAGGAGTAGCAACACCAACATTATTAGTTTCTGCAACAAGGGTGAATCCACTGGCACTCTTGATTCGTTCGTTTGGTATTCTCGGAGTAATTAAAGCCGTGGCCGGATTAGAGTTACAACTCCAAACAGAGCTGTCGAATTTAAATGTCATTGTATAAGCAACAACATTTCCAGTCCATGCTGCCTGCGGTGTCTGAGGAACCAATTCAATAGGCGCCCAATAAATATCACCTGATGCTGACTCTTCCAGCTCGAGAGGGCGGAAATAAAATCGAGAGGTAAGGGGTAGCCCCCCTTTTGTTACGGCGATGTACTTAGAGGAACCAAGTCTTTGATCCTCTGTCATGCAAGACCGATCTAAAGATCCGCCATAACCAAGTTTGGTTATAACAAAATTAGAACCAAGAGAATTAGAAGCCAGCCCTGTGAAATTCCCATCGAGATGCATCAAAGCATCGTTTTCCATAATGTCTCTGTTGATTCCGCAAACTGTAAAGAAGTCAGTATCAGAAGAAACAACCCATGGATTAATGAGATTCTGAACCGTATTTACCCTCGGCGCTCCCGCAGCAATGTCTTCATCGGCAATGCTTTCATAGGGCCACCAAGACCACATGTTTGATGTCAGGCACCACGACCCATTCAAATGAGGGCAACTCATAATGAGAGCTTTTTTACCCTCATTATAAGCAAGCGTGACCATCTCTGGTTCAAACTGCAAAAGGGTGCGCGGCGGAGTCACGGATGAAATATCCACATGACCATTAGATGCAGTTTCAAAATAGCTGGTCATCGGGTTGGTCATTAATCCACCAACCTTCCAGAAGCTTCTGATGTTACTGCTTACCTCTATGATCGAAGTGCCGTCCGAAGTAGAATAGATGCCAGTATGAGAAACCCACAAAAGCTTATTATCCGCATGGGTAATTGCTGAGGGCCCAACACAGCCAATATTGCTGCTGACATTAACGGGCGGCCGACCCCTTGAAACAATGGTCCCCTCCGACGGGATATAAAGATAGGTTTCCCTACTCGTGAAAATAAGAAGATTGCCTCTTAGCTCAGCAATGGCTTCAATCTTATTGGCAGATGGGCACTGGATAAAATTAACAGCAATAACATTGGACGGCCTACCCGGATCAGAAAAGAAAACCTCATGATCCGTAGCATAAGCCAGACGATCCCTGAAAATACAGGTTGCCCGTATCCGTGAAAGCCCACTGCTCTCAGCGTAAACAAAGCCATCACGATAAATGCCAGGAGTAAAATGCAGTCGTTTGATTATAGGGCTTTCGGAATACCCCGAAGACCAATCAAACTCCTCAGAGGTTTCGACTTGCTGATAACGAAGGTCTTTAAAGTCTACAGGCTGATACATGTAGACTCCTAGAGAAGGAGCCCCGAAATAAAGATTGTCCTGATAAACCTGAAAGAACCATTCGGGATCACTTTTCCCTGGTATAAAGCTGCTATTATCTAGGTCGTAAGCAGACTCATAACATCCCTGCCAGGTGCTCGGAAGCGACGGAGTGATGGTGAGAATCAAGGGACTCGCAAATTGACCCGATATGGCTCTCTCTGAAGTGTGCTCATGGAAAACCTCTTCCCAATGACGACGTGTCGTCAGGTCAAAGATCCTCGCAACAATGTAGAAGTCCCACCTATAAGGCTTGCTTTCACCAAAGGTGTTACCCGAATTGCACTTAGCAAGAAAGATCGAGATGATTTGCTCATGGCCAAAGCTTGTCTTGATGTACTGAGCACCAAGAAGTTTCGTGTAGCCATATTCAACAGCCTCGAAGTTTGCTGCCCCAGCAGAGTATTGCTTTATATCGAGACCTAGAGTTGTATCTAGCTCTGCTACCTGCCCCCAGCCAGGGCGGACAGAAACAGTACCCCTAATGTTCCAGAGGTTTTGCGCCCAGCCAACCCGGCGCTTATCATCCTGTTCGGTTCCGCCTGTGAGTAGCTCGATTTCTTTGCCGGGAGCAGCCATGATTTACCAAGCCCAATTGTCGTAATAGTCCACATACTGAGAACCTTCATGGTTCCTACCTTGCTCGAGGTAAGTTTCGAGGTTCTTCGTTTTCCTGGCAAGCTCCTGGTTGACTTGAGGCAAATCAGCAGCATCCCTGACAGCGTATCGAAGATACGCATAAAGAGGGATCATGTCATGGAAGCCGTCTAAATCGTCAAGATAAGCAGTAGGAGCACCGCCAGTGAAAGTGATATTGTGATAAGGAACGTATTCAATTCTAAAAGAGTCTGAATAGGTTCCCCCAAGAACGATTGTATTGTTTGTGAAAGTATAACCATCAAAAGAGATTGTCCTTTCTGATGGAGACCCAGAAAGATAGCGGAGAACCTCGTTCGATCCGGTATTGTTAATGCGAGCTAACCTCAAAAGACGCTCAAGCTTCTTCCCCGCTGTAGCATTCTGACCGCATAGGATGGCCCCAGAAGGGCCTGTAGCGACCGTTAGGTCTATCTTGGAACCCGTGGCATCAAGGACGTGCTCCGTCGCAAAAATAAAGGGATCTACGTTGCAGACAGCCTGACGAAAGTCATTGTAAGCCTGGCTCAGATAAAGCTCTACATTTGCATCAGTGATAAATGTTGAGTCCGCTTCGTCCATATAGGTCCGAAACATTGCAGCGACATCAGCAGGCGTCATCCCACACCTCCCATTCGAGGCGCTCGGCCAGCTAAGATGGGCTTAGCATCATCGGTAACAGCGCGCCTCTCATCGAGGCTGCTGTACTGATCCGCCATCTGAGCAGCAGCCCCCGGACTTGAAACGCTGGTCATCATACCGGCAGCATCATCAGGCTTCTTAGGCATTCTCGGGAAGACAGTTCGCTCCAACTCTTGGCGAACAAAGTCTTCATCCTCTTTGCCGAAGGTGGCAACAGCAACAAGGACATCCCTAATGTAGTTCTGTGTTTCTTCAGGCAGCCTGTAGTAAGGCTCTGTCCGCATGAAGCCCTCGAACACTTCCTGGAAAGCCTTGAGGTCATCCGTCGGCATGATCTCAATTTCGCGCCCAGCAATAACAGCCTCAAGCATGTCGTGAGCATGGCTAAACCCAGCCATCTTGCGGGTAACTCGAGCATTGCCCGTCCGGTAATCAAGAGCCCTGAGGGCTTCTTCCTTATCGAGAAGGCCAAGCTTGACCATCTCAAGAACACGTTGATCCCGATCCTTCTTCTCGTCCCGAAACATGGAACCTGACTCGAGGTAGATTTCAGCATCATGACAAAGGTCGGTGCTATTCAAAACCTTATGAACAACACGACCCGTATTATCCATCATGCGAATCATTCGATCTCGGGTGTAAAATTTGCGAGCCATCTCAAGGACGCAAAGAGCCACGTCCTTAACCGCTTCCTCGATGTTGTGCTGGGTAACTAAAAGCTGCTGAGAATCTCGATTGGTGAGCGACTCAATAGCAGCGCCGGATTCGATGCCAATAGCTCGCTTACCAAGACTAGTGCTATGGACCCCCGCAACATCATGCATCTCAGATGAAAGCTGTCGAATGTTGTCGAGTACATAACCAGGCAAAGGAGCAGCAGCAACCTGACTAGGAGCCGGTCCTGAAGCAGCGTTGTAGACAACCTTTTCGCCCGGTCGAGAATCCGAGAGCGCATCTTTAGCCACTCCTGACGACTTAGGAACAAGCCACTTAGGGTTGCCCATAAGCTCAGCGTTCTGAATAATCTGGGTTCTTCCCCGGTTATACATTGTCTGAAGCTCAATCAGGGGCTCAATCATGCCCATGCCATAGAGACGGCCTGGCATCTTTGTGTACTGAACAATGGTGATGGGGCTTTTCCCGACAGGCCACTTTGACTTATAAAGCCAGTTTGTGCCCAGAAGCATCCCCATCTCACCAGTCTTCATGTAAACCTCAAAGACTTCGAGCCTATCCTTAAGCTCGTTGGAATCTGTTCCGCTTGAAGCCTGGAAGAAAGTACGAAAGGTTCTTTGGGGTTTGTCGCCTGACTTCTTAATGATCTCAGCCTTGTCAGGATACGCAGCAATAAGATCATCCTTGTGAACGATGTGGCGAATCGCACAATAGCGAGACTCTTCAACCTTTGTGGCACCAGGCTCAAAGTAAAGATCGTAAGGGCTAACAACCCGAGTATGAATCTTGTCATCTTCGGGGTCATAAAAAGTATGAAGTCCGGCATTGCCCGCAACAAGAAGCCATTCGAGAAGAGTTGTTAAAACACTCTTCATGTCCTCTGTATGCCAATAGTACCGAAGAAAAGTCTCAGAGGCTTCAGACTTCATGATGTCCTCAGTAGAAGGACTTGAAGGCATCACCGTCATTGCTGGGTAAGCAATGGTGAGTCGCGCCAAGAGGTTTCGGTAAATATTGATAATGAGATTAAAGGTAGCCCGACTGCGCTTTCGGTCCATCGGGATACCGATAAAGTTCTTAAGGTTCTTGTCCCATCGAATATGTTGGCGGCCCTGTAGGAATAGGCTGCACATATCCCAGACTCTGGTGAACCTCTGCCTCTGAGTTGTAAAATTAGAAAGCTGGCTCTGAAGCGTCCCCGGTTTAGGAAGTTTCACTTCCTTGTCCTGAGGGGTAACACTCTCTGCAATAAGGACAACGCCAGACTTCATTAGGTTGCTGCTTTCGTTATGAACTCGCCAGCCTCGAGGAATCCGTCAGCACCTTTTTTGGCGTCTTTTAGCTTCCTCGCTTTAGCCGCTGCTTCTCTTGCTGCCTTGGAATACTTGCCGTAGCTTTCGCCCACTGCCGCTGCATCACCCGGACCCTGAGAACCCGTATAGCCACCAAGAATCGCTCCTAGAGCACCGCCAACAAGAGCACCCTTAGGGCCGCCGACCTTCATGCCGAGAGCAGCGCCCTCTAGGCCGCCAGAGGCAGCACCGGCAAGTGCGCCCCCCGCATTAGTCTTGCTTTCCTTTTTCTTGGGAGAGTGCCTGGTAATCGTAGGCCGCGCACCAAAAACGTTATCTCTCATAACCTCTCCTTCGCTGGACCCCCCCCTTAAGGGGGGGGGCCAGCTTGAAAGGACTACATGCCCGAGAATTTAATCCCGCACAAAATAGCATTACGGTTAGGCTCTTTGCAAACCAAGTTGTAATACCAACGAACAAAGCCTTCCCACTCATCGCGATCGGATAAGCGGCTAAGGACATTGCCGTCCAGATCAGCCATACCGAAGCTCTGAAGCTCGGTAATGCACCAGGTGTTGGTCTTCAGGAAGACCACGAGACCCTTACCGCAGTGGCGGCTAACCTTCACCGGAATGCCGGCGAAAGCATACGCACTGTAACCAGCCTCAGCCGTGCCAGCAGGCCCTTGAGCATCTTTGCTAAAGGTCGTGACAGCAGCAGCAGTGAAGCTAAGCAACGATGCATACTCTTGGCGGAAGATCGGATGCACATACAGGCAGTCCGGGTTGTCCCCACCAAGAATTTGAATCTCGTCCAGAATGCCCTGCATACGACCGAAGTCGAGAGCATCGTTCGTTGCAGCAGCCTTGGCATCAATTGCCTGAACCGTCGAACGAAGCGGAGCATTTGCCGCAGTGTTGCGATCAACGCCGAAGTGGCTCTGCAAACCAAGGTTCGCATAGACACCAAGTGCCTGAGTAAGAACCGTTTCTTTGCAGGCTGCGTTTACAGTGCTACCTGCACCGGGAACCGCATCAGCCGTAAAGGTGATTACACCAGCAGGAGCCGTCCGTTGGCCTGATTCAAGGACTTGAATCATAGCAGCATACTCGCCAGTCATCGTGCTCAGCGTAACGCTCTGGCCATCAACACACTCAAGGTTGATATTGCCAGCACTCAGCGCATCAGCGTCAAGCATGCACACGCCGCTGTTTGCATTGCTGTAGTCGTCAAGACGAACCACGTTCACACTTAAGCGAGCCGTTGCAGCAGCACCGGAATCAAGAGCTTGCAACGAAGCTGCAACATCTTTGTTTCCAGTAAATGCATAGTCCTGGTTGCCACCAGGAACAGCCGCAGCAATGTCTGTACGGCTATGAATGAAGCCAACGCAGCCAGCGCCGGTCCACATGTTCTGGTTGGCCAGCACCTTAACGTCGGTGACAAGGCCGTCCATTTCCGTTTGGACGTAGGTTGCAAAGCTGTTTGCGGTCGTCTTGGC